TTACGGACCCGCCTTACGGGATTGGGATGGACGAGGGCTTCGAGGGCTTCGGTGGCTTCGGGCCGCCGATCCCGCGCAGGCAGTACGCTGACACATGGGACACAGACAGGCCAAGCCACGAGACTTTCGCGGCAGTGGTGGCGGCGGGCAAGAAGGCAATTATCTTCGGCGGCAATTTCTTTGCCGACTTACTCCCTCGGTCAACGCATTGGATTGTTTGGGACAAACTCAACACAATGCCGTCTTTCGGGGATTGTGAATTGGCGTGGACAAACGTCCCGCGAAAGAGCGTGGCGAAATTCACCATTGAGTACAACGGCCTGCTGGGCAAAGAGGCGCAGCGCTGGCATCCCACCCAAAAGCCCGTAAGGCTCATGCGCTGGTGCGTTGAACGCTACACCGATCCGGTAGCCACCATCCTTGACCCCTTCATGGGCAGCGGCACGACGTTGCGGGCGGCGAAGGACTTGGGCCGCAAGGCCATCGGCATCGAGATCGAGGAACGCTACTGCGAGATCGCCGCGAAGCGCATGAGTCAGATGGTGCTAGACTTGGCCCCGCGATGAGCGTCCGTAAGCGCGGCGAGAAGTGGGTTGCGACGATAGAGGCGGGGCGCGGCCCCGACGGCAAGCGCCGCCGCGTCCAGGAGACGTTCGATCGCAAGAAGGACGCGCAGCTGTTCGAGGCCCGCCAGCGCCAGCAGTCCGCCGCCGGCCTGTCCGTCGTGCCGGAGAAGATGACGCTGGCGCAGTCCGCAACCTGAAGGCGGCAGAGTCGTCTAAGGTTGACCTGTTCAGTTATCTACAACCTGAGCCATGCCACCCTCAGGCAGAAGTGGTGGCCGGTAACGTAGTCTGCTCGGTCTGTGACTGAGCGGGGTAACGGAAAGGACTAAATCGTGATGGGAACAGATTAGGTACTCAATAGCGGCGGTGGTAGTGGCGGTGGGCATCTTGGTGATGCGAGACGGTGACAACTGGATAGCGGGCAGATTGTTCGATCAGGTCAGATGTGCGCTCCGACTACTCGGCGATCAGTGTGCCGCCCTCATCTTTGAGGTAAAGCGTCGATTCCAAGTAGTTGCGGTGCGGGAAGTCCAGGACTGCCGTGACGACCAACTCATCCTCATAAGAGGCACCGGAGCCGTCGCCGTTATTCTCGACCAATGTTTGCGCCTTGTTCGCTGCTTGGAGCGAAGTGTCGGCCTCGATCAAGATACCGACCGCCTCGCACCCGTCCGGGTCAAGACATCCCGTTCGGGCCACACTGAATCGTGTGCCATACACGCGCCACTTAGCCATTGGATTACTCCTCTCGCTTGCGCCCGCTATCCAGTTGTTAAGGTGCCAGACACCCGTTCCCGAGTGCCTAAAGACATTGTAACCCATAGGGCCTACCCTGTCAAGCGAAACTGGTCTTTCGTTCATACGATTTGCTACTATTTTCAACGATTATCGCCCATATCGCTCGTAAGGTCTGCGAGTGGGATGGCTGTAATCGTGTTGGTTGTGGGACTATGGCAGGGAACGTCGGGCAATCTGCCGATGGTTGGCAACAGATGGGAGCAACGGGATTACATGATGCAAGAGCTAAGGCGGGAAGCGCCGCGAGAGACGCTGAGAGCGGCGCCAGTGGCTACGCCTGCACCTACCCCGATACCGACGCCAGCGCCGCTAGTCTATGCTGCGCCAGTGGCTTCTAGCGTGGTCAAGCCGCCACCTGATGCTGACCGGGCGTCGCTGGCTAACCTGGTGGCGTCGTACTTCCCTGACGATTCCCGGATGGCGAGTCACGTTGTCTGGGCAGAATCTATGGGTGATTGGGCGGGTGAGCGGTGGCGGTGCTACGTGTACGGGCCGTGCATGAGTGCCACGTCGGATTGCGGGCTGATGCAGATTCACTGGCCGGTACACGGTGGCAAGTTCGGTTGGGACTTGTCTCAGTGCTTCGATCCCGTGCGTAACGTGCAGGTAGCGCGGCAGATATATGACGGCCAGGGGCCGTGTGCGTGGGCGAGTTACGGATGTTAAGGTTGCTCGACCTGTTCTGTGGCGGCGGTGGCGCGGCGATGGGCTACTACCGGGCGGGCTTCGACGAGATTGTGGGTGTAGACATTGCGCCTCAGAAGAACTACCCGTTCGAGTTCGTGCAGGCGGACGCGATGACATACCCGCTGGACGGCTTCGACGCCATCCATGCCAGCCCACCGTGCCAGGATTATGCTGTCACGCGATCAATCCCGGGGCGGACGCCAACCGATTACCCGCGCCTTATTGACCCCGTGCGAGAACGCTTAGTGGCAGCAGGGGTGCCGTTTGTCATCGAGAACACGCCACCAGCACCCCTGCGTAATCCACTCCTGCTGTGCGGGACGATGTTCGGGCTTCGCACTCGTCGCCATCGGCTCTTTGAGTCCAGCCCCGCGGTCTACTGGCGCCCGGCAACGTGTAACCACTCCGGGCGCGTAAAGATCGCCAAGGCCGGGAAGCGGCTCGCGTATTACACCAAAGACGCGTCCGAGGGAATGGTCACGGTGGCGGGCCACCTGTTCAGCCTACGAGCTGGCTCCGAAGCAATGGGCATTGACTGGATGACGCGGGCTGAATTGGCGCAAGCAATTCCGCCGGTCTACACGGAGTTCATTGGGAGATCGCTAATCAAGGCCGCGCGGGAGGCGGCGGCGTGACGACTGAGACAGCCCCGGCGCACCTGACGCCAGCGGAGGCGGCGGCGTACCTGGGCGTCGGGCGGCATCTAATGGAGGCGTTGTGTCACGAGGCAGTGACCTAGAGCGAGCCATCATCGACCTGGCGCATATGTATCGGTGGAAGGTGGCGCACTGGCGGTCGGTGTTGGTGCAGCCGAAGGTGGGCAAGCCGTTCTACCAGACGCCGGTCAGTGCCGATGGAGCGGGTTTCCCTGACTTCTGCCTGGTCAGGGAGCGCATTGTATTCATCGAGGCAAAGAGTGGGACGGGCAGACTCTCAGCGGAGCAGAAGGCGTGGCGCGACCTGTTGGAGTCGGCGGGTCAGGAGTACGTGCTGGTGAGGGACAACGATCTGGACGCACTAGCGGTGCGGCTCAGATAGTAGAGTGCCACTGGTGAGGCTCTCAGGGGCAAATAACAACGGCCCTAGCGATGTGCTAGGGCCGTTGTTGCCGCTGGCGGCAAGCATCGTAACCGTGGGCTAGTTTATCACTTGCGGAACAGCGCCTCCAGTGCGTAGAGGGTAGCGGCGAGCGCGAAGGGTACGCCGTAGGTGGCGAGGACAATTAGCAAGTTGGTCATGGGTGAACCGCGATTCGCTTGTCGGTTGTGCCGCTCCACGACACCTTGAACCCAGCCTTGATGAGCGCGAGAACGATTAGCTCGTCATTGGTGTTACTCCTTTGCCCGATACCCACACTCTAGGCCATACCGACTAGCTTGTCAATACCCTTGACGGGTTAATTTCAATCGATTTACAATGTCCGGGGTGAAGCGCAAGAAGAAGGCTGCGAACGGTGCCAGGATCGAGGCATACCGGGAGTACCAGAAGCGATACAAGCGATGGCTCCGGTTAGGCAAGCCTGGCGGAGTGTTCAGGTTATGGAAGGAGTGACCAATGACTGACGTGAACGACCTGCTACGACGGGTGTTACAAATAGTGGTGTCGAGGCCAACTGACGGACTGCTGAAAGTGGAGCGGGATGCCGTCAAGGAGGCCCGTGAATACCTCGACTCGCTGGAACAGAAGGCACCGACGAGCATGGGTCACGGCTCTCTATGTCCCTGTCCAAGCTGTGACCCACTATTTCATGTTCAGAATCGCCTCGACCGCATCGAGTCCGTGCTGCGGGGGCTACTGCTATTCGTGGCAAGTGACCTCTCTCGTGACCCGACTGCGCCGAGTGGGCTTCACACCCACACCGTTCGCTGCATGCCCGGTGGTGGCTGCATTGTGGACGCCCTCCTCAAGGAACTGAACGATGCCGACTGAACCACTACCGCTGACGAAACAGGAATTAGAGATGTACCGAAGTCAGCTCGCAGCGGTAGAGCGTGGCGATTTAGGCCGCGAGGAGTCTTTGGCATTTCGCCTTAGTGCCACCATCGCTGACCTCGAAGCACAGGTCCGGGCGCTGACCGAGGAACGGGACAGATGGGTTGCCGAAGCGATGAGGGTGGATGAGGAGATGGTGCAGTCCTTCGTCAAGAAGGATGAGGCGCTGCGGGAGATACTTAGTGTTCCTGCTGGCGACGTTGCTACGCGAATGGTGTGGGCTAAGAACGTTGGGTACGACATCTCTGCTGACTGTTGGGGTGATTGGGGCTACGAAACCGTCATTAACTGCCTCGCCCGTGCAGCACTGGAGGAGGGGAAATGAGCCATAGCTGTGACAAGTGTGGAGCGGGGCCATATCCTGAATGCCCTCCCTGCCCTCACCAGTGGCAACCTATCGAGACAGCCCCACGAGACGGGACGGTCATTCTCATCGCTACCTACGCGGCTTGGGCATTGTCGTACTGGGATGATGGCTCTTGGCGCTGGGGTGTCCGCAAGGAAGAAATGGAACCGACCCACTGGATGCCCCTACCACTACTACCGGAGGTGACAGATGGGACATGATGCCGTACCGCTCTACTCAGCCAACCCATCTGGCTTCGTATGCGACAGTTGCCGTTATCGGCATGAGTTCATGCGGGACGAGGGCAAAACCTTTCCGGTCGAGCAGGGCAAGCACGAAGAAGGGCAGAGTTGTACGGGACGGCTGTGTAGACGCTGCACCTACGGTGATATGAACCGAGCCGAGCGCCGAGCTAATCCTGATGCATCGTGCATATCGAGGTGCCGATGACTGACCTCACCACCGCTGCTATCGCCACGAACCAACACAGGAGGAACTAGTATGAGAGTCGCCAATGTCGCACGTGTCGGCGGGCATACATGAAAGCGTGGAAACAGGCCCGGAGGGTCCAGTGCGCATAAATCACGGCGAACTCCTCGACCGGCTCACAGCACTGTTAGCATCCCGCGATCTGTCGGCACACGCCACGTTCTTCGCCGCCTACGTCATGCAGTCCCGTGGCTGGTACCACGCACCCTCCTTGGTCGGAGGTGTACGATACGATGTATCAAGACTCAGTGAAAGCGACGGGGAAACTATGAGAGCAACGACCCATCTGCGGTATGTGCGGAGGCCATAAAATGGCACGATTGAAGTACCAGCCCGCCACGATGGTTGAGGCGCTCACCGAGACTAAAGGGATGGTGACGCTCGCCGCCCGGAAGGTGGGCTGCGACGAAGATACGATCTACCGCTACGCAAAGCGGTTTCCCATCATTCAACACACCATCACCAGTCAGCGCAACGAGATGCTGGACGTTACCGAACTCAGGTTATTCAGTGCTATCCAGGCGGGCGAAGCGTGGGCCGTTTGTTTCTTTCTGAAGACGCAAGGCAAGGGCCGCGGTTACGTCGAGCGCCAAGAGGTTCAACATAGTGGCGATATGGAGATAGTGTCGGATGATCGATATGAAGCAATCGCCAGCCGTCTCGCTCGCATCCTCATTACGGGGGATGACGGCGGAACAGATAGCGTCAAGGCTACGAACGGCGCTCACGCCAACGGAAGCAAGGCAACTTGAGTACGCCTGGAAGTTCTGGGCACGCCCCGATCAGCTACCCCCGCCCGGTGACTGGCGGCACTGGATCGTTAAGGCAGGCAGGGGATTCGGCAAGACGCGCTGCGGGGCCGAGTGGGTAAGGGCGGAAGCGCGAACGTCACGATACGTCAATATGATCGGTGCCACCGCTGACGACGCCAGGGACATCATGATTGAGGGCGAATCCGGCATCCTTGCAATCTGCCCCGAAGGTGAGCGCCCGCAGTACAACCCATCGAAGCGCCGCCTCGAATGGCCCAACGGCGCTCGCTCCCTGATCTTCACCGCCGACGAACCCGAGCGGTTACGTGGCAAGCAGCATCAACGCCTGTGGGGCGATGAGGTAGCCGCGTGGCGCTACCCAGAGGCAATCGACCAGGCGCTACTCGGATTACGCCTACCCGGTCAGTCCGTCCGTGCGGTATGGACCACCACGCCGAAGCCGACGCGGGCGATGCGAGAGTTACAGGCGCAAGAGGGCGTAGTGATTACCCGTGGCACGTCCTACGACAACCGCGCCAACCTTGACCCGGCATGGTTCGCTCAGATCCTCCGCAAGTACGAAGGCACGCGGTTAGGCCGCCAGGAGCTACTAGCGGAAGACCTGGATGACGTGCCCGGCGCACTGTGGACGAGAGCCGTTATCGACGCGCTCAGGGTCAAGGACGTGCCAGACCTGTATCGAATAGTGGTAGCGATAGACCCTGCCATGACATCGGGTGACGATGCTGACGAGACCGGCATCGTGGTGGCGGGCAAGGGTGAGTGCCGGTGCAAGGGTGAGCGGGAAGATCACGCCTTCGTTCTCGCGGACGTCTCGGGCCACTACACCCCGGACGGGTGGGCAAAGCGGGCGATAGCGGCCTTCATTGAGTGGAAGGCTGACAGGGTAGTGGCGGAGGTCAACAACGGCGGCGAGATGGTCGAGCACACGCTACGAACCGCCGATAGCACGATCCCGTACCGGGCGCTCCACGCCTCACGGGGGAAGCGAGTACGTGCTGAGCCTATCGCGGCGCTGTACGAGCAGGGTAAGGTGCATCATGTAGGGTCATTCAGTGCGATGGAAGATCAGATGGCGAACTACACCCCGGACGGTTACGACGGTTCGCCGGACCGCCTGGACGCGATGGTCTGGGCGCTGACAGAATTAGACCTGCATCAATCATGGGTAGTTGCATAAAGGAGGCGCGTAATGGCTTACACGATGGGCGAGGCACTGACCACTTCACGCAAGATACGTCAGGCGATTGCCGACGCTGAGCAGGTTGCGGCAACGCTCCCGCTGGTGGCGTTGGGCAAGGCACCTGGCGGGCAGGCTGCAATCATGTTGACTGGCGCGATTGCCGAGTTGACGGCTCAGCGCGATGCCATCCTGACCGACGCCGCCGATTGACATGACCCGCCTGTATATGTGGGTCGTCACCATTGTTGGGGCGTTCGCGATCCCGCTGGCGGCTGGCCTGTGGGTACGGGCGTTCCTGTGGGCGGCGGGGCTATGATGAGCGAGTGGGAAGATGTGGCTCGCCTAAAATTAATAATTGCGGAGTTCACGATAGCCGAAATTGAACACGGTGCCGATATTGCAAGGCGTGCCATGATAGAGCGAATGCCTAAAGGCGTTACTCGCCATCCGCTCCGCGTTTCACCACAGACAGGTAAATGGCGACGCGATTCCTGTGGGCCCATCGGCGGAACTGAGTATTTGTCGGTGCGTCAGGTAATTGGTCGCCCCGCCCGTGAATATGCCTACCCTAGCGGTTCTGAGCGATTGTCGGGCATCAAGCTGGCGTGATGGCTGAGGTCCGTTGTCCCAACTGCGGGGCGAAGCTGGCAGAGAACCTATCGGGTGACGCCGTGGTATTATCTACGCAAAGCCGCTAGTGGATGGCCGAGGGATACGACGATACAAGAAGTAATAACAGGATGGGGCGAGCCGATCCGCTTCGGCGTCAAGGGTGCCAGCGAGTATGTCCCGACATGGCAGCGCGGCCAGGAGCAGCCACAACCTAACGACTTCAGCCGGTACGCCACCGAGGGCTATTCCAATTCCGTAATCTTTCCCATCATCTCGCTGCGGGCGCAGTCCTTCGCGGGCTTGTCGGTCATGCTGCAGCGCGACGATGAGCTATCCGACGACAACGCCGTTATTGAACTGCTACGCAACCCTTCGTCGGCTATGGACGGCTTCGAGTTCAACGAGCTTCTATGCACGCATCTCGACCTGCACGGCAACGCCTACATCGAGAAGGACCGCAAGCCTACACCTGACTTCCCCGAACGCCGGTCATGGCCTATCAAGCAGTTGGGGCTAATCCGGCCCGATTACGTCGAGATCGTCCCGGGCCTGACGCGGCATGACGATATGTTCGTCGTCAAGGTCAACGGCCAGGAGATTAAACGCCTACAGCGCAAGGACGTGATACACGTCAAGGTACCGAACCCCGGCAACGACTTCTATGGCCTGTCTCCGTTGGCGGTGCTGGCGCGCACTGCCGATCTCGACACCTACATGACGGACTTCGACATATCGTTCTTCCGTAACGCTGGCGTGCCGATGGGGCTGCTAAAAACCAAGACGCGCCACTCTCCCGATGAGACGCGCCAGATCAAGCGGTCATTCCGTAACACGTTCAACGGCGTCAAGCGCTGGTTCGAGGTGCTGATACTGAACAGCGACGAGGCGGAGTACCAGCCGCTAGGTTCCAAGCCGGACGAAATGGAGATGACCGATACGAGGGCGCACGTCGAATCACGGGCCTGCGCGGTCTATGGCGTGCCGCCGATCATCGTCGGCTTCCTGGTCGGGCTGGAGAATAGCCCGTGGTCGAACTACGAGAATGCTCACTTTGCGTTCTGGTCGGAGACGATGATCCCGCTGGCCGGTCGCATCTCCGGTGCATTGACGCGGGAACTGCTGCCGGAGTTCCGTACGACGCGGGACCGGGGCGCGATCCTGGTCTACGACACGTCAAAGGTGAAGGCGCTTCAGGAGGATAACACCGCAAGGCTGGAAGCGGTCGGCAAGCTGATTGCCACGGGCGGCTTCACCATCAACCAGGCGCTACAGCTTCACGGACTGCCCGAGGTTGATAACGGCGAGTTCTATGTCCGGTCACTGACGCAGGTAATCGACACCACGGAGCCGATGGCGTCACCGCAGCGCATTGGCACAGTGACGGATCTCCCGGCGCGGGCGGTGCCGACCGAGCGGCAAGCCGAGGCGCTGGGCGAACCGATGATGGAAGCGGGCTATCGCTTGACGGCCCGCAAGGACTCGACCGAGGACATACTCGACCGGGTGCGCCGCTCCCGTGAGCCGCTGGTGACACGGGCGCAGGCGGACATTGAGCGGTTCCTGTCCGGTCAGGCCGAGCGGGTACTGGCAAGGATGCCGAAGGACGGCGAGATCCCGCCCGATGAGGACGCTCAACTGGAGAACGTGCTAAGGCCGCACTTCAGCGCCGGGGCACAGAACGGCTGGTCACTGGCATCTGACCTTATGGGGCTACCGGCTGACTTCGATCCCGCTGACCCGAGGGTTATCACGCTGCTGAACAGCGCCGGGGAGAACGTCAGGGGCATCAACGATGTCACCCGGTCGGCGCTGCGGGACATACTGGCGCAGTCCCGTTCCGAGGGTTGGTCTATCAGCATGACACGCGATGCCATTCGCAACATGGGCGAGTTCAGCGCGTCGCGTGCCGAGACTATCGCCCGCACGGAACTGGCGCGGGCCGACAACCTGGGTGCGGTCAGCCGCTACAGTGCCAGCGGTCTAGTTGACGAGGTAACGGTGATAGACGGGCCGGAGTGCGGTTGGACATCGCATGACGACCCTGACACGGCGCACGGGTCTACGCGGACGCTGGCAGATGCTCAGGCTTATCCCTACGCGCATCCCCGGTGCGTGCGTAGCGTGGCACCGATCATCCGAGGAGGCAATCAATGACACTGGCAACATGGCGTGAGACGCGTAAGAGTATCAAGGCTGACGTATCGGACGCCGGACAGGTTGCAGCGGTCGTTAGCGTCTTTGACGTGGTTGATACGGACGGCGACGTGGTACGGGCCAGCGCCTTCACCGACGGTCAGGAAGTCCCGATGGTGTGGGCACACGACTGGGCGCACCCGGTAGGCAAGGGCGTTATCCGCGTCGGTCAGGGGCAGGCAGTCTTTGACGGCTCGTTCTTCATGGACACCACCGCCGGGGCCGAAGCCTACCGCACTGTCAAGGCAATGGGCGGCTTGCAGGAATGGTCATGGGGCTTCCGCGTCCTGGAGTCGGACATCGCGCCGCCGCCTGACGGTATGGAAGCGCCTAAGACGTGGCACCTTCCAGACGGCAAGGTTCAATACATCACCAAGACAGAGGTATTTGAGGTGTCGCCGGTACTGGTAGGCGCTAACCGCCAGACGCAGACTCTCGATATCAAGGCGCAGCGTGAGGACGCCGAGCGCATCAAGGCCGCGGACGCGTTACAAGCGTTCCTGAACGACCCGACCGCCGACAACGCGGACGCGGCGATCACCGCGCTCCAAGAGCTACGGTCGGAACACATAACGGATTCGGACTCCGGCGGAAAGCAGCCGGACTGGACAACAACGGCGAGACAAGCAATCGCAGCGGCGGCGCTCGCGGACCTAACCGATGAGCGACTGTCTGACTGTGCATAGGAGGAGCCAGTAATGGCAACATCAACCGAATACTTCAATTCGGCGCGGGAGGCTCTAACCAAGGCTTCCGCTGCCATCAACGAGGGTAAGCAGGAACAGTACGACGCCTTCTGGGCCGACTACGAATCCAACCTCAAGCTCGGTGAGCAGGCCAAGGCCGCAGAGGACGCGCAGAAGGCGCTTGCTGAGAAGGTCATTGACCCCAGCGAGCCGGTAACGCGCAACCCCGGCGATGCCGTCATGGCTACCGAGTCCGTTGACACCGCCAAGGAAGGCGTGCTGATTCAGCGGCGAGGCGGCGGTGTCGAGGTCGTCAAGTTCGCCGACAAGAACACCGAGGGCTGGATCAAGGGACTGCCGCCGGACGCGCAGCACCCTGACATCGTTGCCCGGCTTACCCCTGACCTGAAGGCCGCCGCCGACTTCCGGCGCGAGGCGTTCTACAAGTGGATGCGGAAGGGCCGGGGCGCACTGGACTCCAAGGAGATCAAGGCGCTCCAGGAAGGCACCGACTCCGAGGGCGGTTTCGTCGTACCGAGCGACCAGGTGCGGCTTCCGTTCATCCACGCTCCCGGTACTCCCGGCGGCACGATCCGCTCGATTTCGTCCAACTTCACCACCACGCGGGACGCGGGCGACTGGCCGACGGTCGGTTCTGTTGTCTGGGCGGCGGTTGCGGAAGAGGCGGCTCTGCCGTCCACCACTGACCCCGTGTTCGGTCAGGTTCCGTTTACCGTCCGCAAGGTCATGGGCCACCACAAGGTCAGCGCCGAACTCCTGGAGGACTCGGCGGTTAACCTTCCGGCCATGATTAACCAGCTCTACAGCGAAAGCCTGGGCCGGTACGAGGACCAGCAGGCCATCGAGGGCGACGGCACCACGGAGCCGCAGGGCATCCGCACCAGCGGCGGCGTGGACGCAACGGGCATCGCGCTCGTTGACGCTTCTGATGGCTGGGACGCCGGGAACATCATCAACCAGTTCGTGCAGCTTCCGGCTGAGTACCGCGGCGACGGTTGCGCGTGGCATACCACGTCAACCACACTCGGGCGCATCTGGGGCGTCGGCGCGACTGCTGCCGGTATCCATTTCCTGCCTGACCCGTCGAACGGCGCGCCGACCTTTACCCTCATGGGCAAGCCGGTCTACGCCTTTGACGGTACCGGGTGGGACACCGCGCTCTCCGGCACGAACGAGTACGGCTGCATCGGCAACTTCCGCATGGGCTACTACTTCATCAACCGTGTGGGCATGAGCATCAAGCGGCTCGACGAGCTCTACGCCGGTAACGACCAGGTCGGCTTCGTCGCCCGGATTCGCTACGACTCTGTTGTCGCGATCAACGGCGCATTCGTCATTATGAAGGGTGAGGCATAACCGATGGGGCGCGTAAAGGCTTACCACTCTCCTAACGAGGGCTTCGCTCCCGTTCTCGGGATCAAGCCGCAGTCAGTCTCCGCTGCCACCGTGAACGGCACCGGCATCGACCTTGCATCGAAGTCGGGCGCTTACTTCACGGTGGGCGTGGGCAACGTCACCGACGCTACGAACTGCACATGGACAGCGTTCTTGCAGGACTCGGCGGACAATAGCACGTTTGCCAACGTCAACACCACCACCTACCCCGAGGCCACGATTGCCGCGTCCAACACGGCAAACACCACGGGCGAGCTTCAATACACGGGCGGCCCTGGTCGCAAGCAGTACGTGAGACCGGTGGTTACGACCGTTGCCAACGCCGTGTTGATCTCCGTAGTGGGAGTGACGTACTAACCGTGCAGGTCCGCGTGCTTGTCAACTGTGACAGCCGCACCAGAACGGCGATGTTCCGTGGGCAGGTGTATGACCTGCCCACGGACGAAGCCGCCGAGATGGTGAAGGCCGACCGGGCGGAATACGTCACGGTCAAGGCACAGGAGCCTGTTGAGAACAAGGCAGTAGAGGCAGCGCCATCTAACAAGGGCGCTATCAAGAAGCGAGCAACCATGAGGAAGCGAGGGTAGCTATCTGAGAACGGCAGGGGTATACATCGCGGCTCCGGTGTGGCGTTACCTGGACGTCAGAACAGCGCACGCTCTCACGGCGGTAATGTCCGATCCGCGGGAGCGTGTCTACATGGAGACGTTCGACGGTGACGCGCTGATTAGCCGGACGCGTTCGCAACTGGCAACGAAGTTCATGGAGTCGGATGAACTGACGGACGCCGATGTCATGGTGATTATTGACGATGATGTCAACTTCCACCCTGACGACTTCTGGAAGATCGTTGACGGCGCGAGGCGTACCAATGCCCCATATGGCGGCATCTACGTGACCCGCTCACGGGAGCCGCACACCGCCGCGCTGGGATTCCCCGGCCAGGAGCTGCGATTCGAGAAGGCCGAAGCGCCCGACCCCGCGCCTATCCGCTACCTTGCCACCGGATTTATGGCCGTGCCAAAGGCTGTCCTCCAGTCGATGCTTGACCACCCCGGATTCCAGACAACGCACGGCACCGAGAAGCTGACCTACTGTGAGCAGGGCGTCGGCTCTCATCCCATGTGGGACTTCTTCCGGTGCTTCACCATCAAGGAGCCGGACGGGCGGATTCACTACCTGTCTGAGGACTGGGCGTTCTGCGAACGGGCGCGACAGTGCGGCTACGAAGTGTGGGCCGACCAGTCAATCATCCTCGGCCATCGGGCGGTAGTTACCGTTACCGTGGCCGACCTGACGATTCCCGGCCACGCGCTCAGCCAGTCTGGCGCAGCGAGCAAGGGGAGTAGCGTTCTGGACGTAGCGCCAGACCAGGCGATAGGGAGCGACCGTGACAACCTCGTCACCGCCAGCGCCTAAGTTCGCCGCGATGCAGGCCGCAGAGCTGGAGTGGTGGGCCAACTATCTCGGCCATCCCACGGCGTCTTATCGGATGTACGCGCTCTACGGGGCGCGGTATCTTCCGGCGTTCAATCATCTTCTGGTCAGCGCCGACATCGGCGACGTGATCGAGTACGGCTGCGGGCCGCTACCGGCAATCCTGCTATGTCCGCGTGCGAAGTCGTTTCACGCGGTTGACACTCTTTGGAGCGAATACAAGGCGATAACGCCATTTAAGGCGCTTGACGTGATGAGCGATGCCGACGAAGCGGAGACGGCGGGCTATGATACGGCGCTGCTATTCAATGTGCTGGATCACACCGACGAGCCGGAGCGGCTGATAACCCAGGCGTACCGGGCGTTGCGTGAGGGTGGGCGAGCGCTGGTGTTCGTCCATCTCGGGCAGGAAGACCCAAAGCACCGGCTGGTTACGCGGTCGGAAGTAATGCACTGGTTCCGCAACTGGAGCGAGGAATGGTCACAGATTCAACAGATGCAGTTCGACCCGCCCGCATTTGTGGGTGTGTTTCGCAAGTGAGTAATCAAGTGACGCGACTGTCAGACATCAAGCGGCGTTGCCGTGAGTGCCAGGCTCACGTGACGTATGACGAGGACGCCAAGGAGGGCGGGCATCGTTGCGCTGAGCGGACTCCGGTCAAGGACTGGGAGACGGAAGGCGAACTGATCGCCATGCTGGCCGAGGCCGAAAATGGCTAACCGCAGGTACACGACGCGGGAGTCGGTCAAGGGCTACCTGGAAGCGGTGGGCGTCGCCAAGAACCCGCTGATCGACAACCACATCGACGCCGCCACCGAGACGATTGAGCGAGAGCTACGCCGGCGGTTCATCCCCTTCACCGCGACCAAGAAGTACAACTGGCCGCAGGAGAACGGGCAGTCAGGAGTCCTGCACCTTGACCACGGGCTTATCAGCCTGTCGGGGCTGACGTCGCAGAACGGGGCGGTGACGGTGAACACGGGCGAAGTGTTCTTGGAGCCGGTCAACGAAGGTCCGCCCTACACCCGCATCGAACTCGATAAGGCGTCCACCGATGCCAACACCGAGTTTGCAGCGGGCGAATCGACCCAGCGTGCTATCGCGGTGACAGGATCGTGGGGAGATTGCGCCGACACGGTAACGGCGGGAACGGTGACAAGCGGGCTGGCATCGAGCGCGAGCGCAACGTCTATGGTCTGTTCGGACGGCTCGCTTATCGGCGTGGGTGACACGCTACTAATTGAGAGCGAGCAGCTATTCGTTAGCGAGCGGACGGCGGTATCTGGCGGGGTCGGGGCGCTTCTCGGTGCCGACTTCGCGGCCAACACCTCGGCTCGGTTGCTGGAGCTTGCCACGCCGTCAACGGTGTTTGTGGGCGAGGTGTTGCTGGTGGATTCCGAGAAGATGCTCGTTGAGGCGGTGTCAGCCGATGGCGTCACAGTGACGCGGGCTTACGACGGCACCACGCTAGCGGCACACTCGACAGGGGCGCAAGGGTACACCCACCGTCAGTTAACGGTCGTCAGGGGCGTCAACGGCACTACGGCGGCGACTCACGCCAACTCGACGGCGATGTCGAAGTACCAGCCGCCTGCGGACATCCAGGCACTTTGCCGCGCAGAGGCAATTTTCAATTACGAGCAGGACGAGAGCGGCCACACCGGCGTTGTCGGCGGCGTAGAGGGCGGCGTAAACGTTCGCCCGAAGGCGCTATCGATGATGTGGGAGTCGGCCCGCTGTAAGTACCTGACGCGCTTAGCGATGGTGCTATGACCGTAGGCATCGAGGTTCGGCTCAAGGGCGAGTTCTTCCGTGCGGGCATGGCTCCTGTCATGGACTCGCTGAACGATGCCGTTAACGAAGTGATGCTGACCGGCGAGCGCGAGGCCAAGCTCCAGGCGCAGCCGGGGCCAGGCGGGGCGTTCCATACCCGGTCATATGCTCAGGCTCACGGTTACTTCCAGACAGGCCATTACAACCGCTCGATTAACGGGCGGATGGTCGGCTCAATGCACGGGATCATCAGTGACTCCAATGTCGTCTACGGCCCGTGGCTGGAAGGCACCAGTAGCCGCAACCAAGCAACGCGGTTCAAGGGCTACTCCATCTTCCGTAAGACGCGTGACAAGCTCGACCGGCTGACGGCGGGCATCGTCACGAAGCACGTTATCGCGGCGGTCAAGAGGCTGAACGGATGACCGATACGGTACGCACCAAGTCCGCGCTGCAAGCGCTGTTGGCCGATAACACCACAGGCTTGATCTCGCCGCAGGACATCCGAGACTTCCTGGTGTCGGTCTACCCCATGACCGAGGCGTCAACGCACACCGACGTTAACAACGCTATCGACACCGCCACTACAGCAGGCGGAACCGTGGCGCTGGCGTCCGGCACGGTTGCGGTATCGAGTCCGGTTGTGCCAAAGACCAACGTGATCCTGCGCGGTCAGGGTAAGGGC